GCGTGGCGGTTCGCCCGAGGAACTCCTCGAGCCTGTCCACGGTCTGGCCGAATATGACCACGCTCCGGTCCTTCAATCCACGCAGCGGGGCGTACCGCTCAATCAGCAACTCTCGTATAGTCATCGGAGTCTCCTTTAGTGGCTGACAGTATACATCTGTACAAGCCGTGAACCGAAGTGCCCTCCGCTCGATATCTGTGCTTCCGGTCGAATTTATGGCCGGTCTGGGAGCACAGGCAAATCGAAGTTGGTTTGACGCCGTTTCGCCCGGCGTTAGCATCTGGGGCATGGTTGTGGCATCGCCAGACAAAGAGTGGCTGACGGTCTCAGAGGCGGCTGATTTGGCCGGCTGCACAGCCGGCTGGATACGCCTGCTCCTGGGCCGTGGGGAGCTCGAGGGCTGGAAGGCAGGCGAGCGGGCGTGGCTCGTGAAGGCCGCCGCCGCCAAAGCCCTGCGCTCGGACCTGACCAGCCGCAGCGTGGGCAAGCGGGACACCAAGCCGGCAGCACCGAAACGCCGGAAATCTAGGTAGTCCTTGCCGCCAAAGTTTTTTTCCAGACTGCCGTTGACAGGGAACTAACGATAGCACTAGTATGCCGCCCGTCGTTGGGTGGCACCTGTCATCCGCAACGGAGTGCTGAGATGAACGTCGAGCTTTGGATCGAGCTTGTGCTGGTGGTCGTTCGCATTCTTGCCGCCGGGCAATTTGGTGGCATGAACTAACGCTAGCGACAGCGGCACAGTTGGTTGGTGTACACAGTTTCGACTCCCCTCATTTTGTTGGTCCGCCCCCTTGGCGCATCACTGAACATCGGTATAGTTCGCCACCAACACGAAAGGAAATCGCCATGACTGATCCGCATCACAACGAGTACCTCGCCGCCGTCGCTGGAATGCCCGAGCACACCGTCTCGAGCGGCGTCACGACGCTGCGAAACGGGCAGCTGCACACGACCTACGCGGTCGGCGACCGCATCCGCTGGATCGAGAATGGCCAGACGCTCGCGGGCGTCGTGGTCGAGGTGCTGACCGAGGACACGTATCACGTGCGGCGGCATGTGCCCGACGTTGGCAACGTCCACCATGCCGTGACGGCCGCCCATAACACCCCGTACTGACCCAAAAAAACCCGGGCCAACCGGAACTGGGTTGGCCCCCCCCCCCCCCCCCCGTTTACGTTTTTGCCCCACCTTCACAAAGGAACGCACGTACAGGACCGCCGCAAGAAGGAGTCAATCGGTGGAAGGAGTGGCGTCGGAGACGCCAGAGCAAGGACGCACGAACCACCCGCAACGCAGGACGCCGAGCGGGATTTTCAAAAGGACGCAGACACGAAAGGACGCGAGATGAGCACGACGATTGCAAACACGACCGACCGCAAGAGCATCCTGCTGTCGATGGCCACAAAGTTCGGCATGGAGCCGGCCGCCTTCGAGCAAACGGTGCGGGCCACCTGCGGGTGCGACAAGGCCACTAAGGAGCAGTTCGCTGCCTTCCTGCTGGTGGCCAACGAGTACGGGCTGAACCCAGTGACGAAGGAGATCTACGCCTTCCCAACAAGGGGCGGCGGCATTCAGCCCATCGTCGGCATCGACGGCTGGATGACGATGGCCAACAACCACGCTGCCTATGACGGCATCACGTTCGTGGACCGGCTGAGCGAGGACGGGCAGTTGGTGGCCATCACGGCCCAGGTGCATCGCAAGGACCGGAGCCACCCAGTCGAAGTCACGGAGTACCTGGCTGAGTGCCGCCAAGGAACTGAGCCGTGGAAAAAGTGGCCCGCTCGGATGCTTCGCCACAAGGCCGCCATCCAAGCCATCCGCTACGCCTTCGGGTTCTCTGGGATCGTTGACCCAGACGAAGCCGACCGTATGCGTCCGGCTGTGAACGTCACGGTCAATCACGCCACGGTGCATCAGCCAAGGCTGCCGGCCCGCACCATTGAGGCCGAAGACAACGGGCAGGAGTTCCAGCACGAGGTCGCCGAGCACGAGGTGACGGCATGAGAAGCCGCACTATTCGGTACGGCGACGAGCCGCTGTCGTTCACGCTCACGGACGTGGTCGTGTTTCTTGAAAACGCTGGCCGCACGCGGATGGCCGACTTTGTGAAGCAGCTTGAGCACATGCAGGCGAACGTTGACCGCCAGCGTCACTACTACGAGCGAGTCATCGCGGATCTGACCGAGCGGCTGCACAAGTACGAGCCGCCGCAACGCTACAGCCCGCCGACGTTTCAGCCACCACCGGAGGCGAGCGACTGAACCAGCGGCACGCGGTTGCCCGAGCGGCCTCCTTCTTCGGCTGCATCCGCCCGTAAAGCCGGCCCAGTGCGGACCAACGCCGGCAGTCGCAGCCCTACCTCCCAGGGTGATGCGACCGAGTGCCCCACGTCACGGGGCCAATACACACGAAAGGATGCGTGACCATGAACGAGTTTGCACGACAAGTGCTTGAGCGTTTGGTGGCGGTGCCGGCGGAACCGAAGCCGATTGCAGCGGCGAACGACTTTGTAGTGCAAGAACCGAACTGGTTCGAGGCTGCCGAAGAGCGGTTGCTTGAGCCGGTCGCCAGCGTCGATGGCAACGTCATGATCGACGCGAGCGACAACTTGACAGCGATGCAGACAAAAGAGCGGTGCCGCAAGCTGCTCGCTCAAAGCGGCTACCGCGAGTGCGGTTGGCCAGCGGTTGCGTTGTTCGACCACATGCTCGTCGCGTTTGCCACGGGGCGCGATTGGATGCAGCCAAGCGGCTGGGCCAACGTGCCGCCAGAAACCGGATACGGGCTGGTGCCGTGCCTCATGGTGAGCAACGCCGCCGTGTGGGCAGCGACATACCTCAATGCCGTGAAGGCCGGCGACGTTGAGTACGCAGCCAAAGCCGCCTGCAAGTTGGCCTACCTCATGACGGTAATTTTCTTGGCGTGCCCGCACCCACGGCTACGCGAAGACGATCAGCCATCCGCCGAGGCGCTAGCTTGACGCGTGCGCCACGGTAGCTGCTGGTTCAGAAAACAACGCAAGGAGGCACACGTATGCCGCAGTTCCGCTGCCGACAGTTCGCTGACGCAACAGGCACACAAATGGACAACACAAAAGACAAGGTGATCGCTCTCTGCTCGGCCGCCAGGCGGCAGCTGGCAGAGGCGGTCACTGTTGAAGACTTGAAGACGGTGCGTGACGTTGGCGAGGCCGCCGTCAGGCTGGCTAAGTCTCGGCGTGACGTTGGGGCCGAGGCCGTGCTTGAGGGAATGGAGATTGTGCGTCGAGCCGAGCGTCAACTTGGGGCAATGCTGCCAGAGATTACTGGCGGTCGCGGCGGCGACAGAAAATCAACTAACAGCGTGTTAGTTGGTTCTCTCGGGCTTACTCACATGCAGTCCAGCCGCTTTCAGAAAATCGCTCAGCTGCCAGAGGAGCAGTTTGAGGCGTGGATTGCCTCGTGCCGTGAGGCCGGCGATGAGATGACGCAGTCAGCCGCGCTCAAGTTGGCCGCAAAACTGAAGCCGGAAGCAGTCGAGCCTAGCATTGATGAGTACGAGTCTGGTGCTGTTAGCGACCTGGGCGAACTCGTGCAGCGTGGCCTGCGGTACGGCTGCATCTATGCAGATCCGCCGTGGGCCTACAGCAACAAAGCAACCAGGGCGAACGTCGAGAACGAGTACAAGTCCACGATGACCGTTGACGAGATTTGCGAAGAGCCTGTAGCGCAGCTGGCCGCAGATGATTGCCACCTGCACCTGTGGACAACCAACGCATTCCTGTTTGACGCCAAGCGCGTTATTGAAGCGTGGGGCTTTGAGTACAAGTCGTGCTTCGTTTGGGTCAAGCCGCAAATGGGGATCGGTAATTACTGGCGTGTTTCGCACGAGTTCATGCTGCTTGGCATTCGTGGGAAGCCAGAGTTTCGCCGGCGCGACTGCATGTCGTGGGGGCAGTTTGACCGAACGGCGCACAGTAAGAAGCCGCGAGATGTACGGTCGCTAGTTGAGTCAGTCAGTCACGGCCCGTACCTCGAGCTCTACGGGCGTGAAACCGTTCAAAACTGGATGGTGTACGGCAACGAAGTAGCAAGGACGCTTTTCGATGAACGACTCTGAAAAGGTGGCCCGGTACGCAGCGTCGTGGGTTTTTCCGTTTTTGCAGACGCAATTGCCATGCGGTTACACGGTGCGGCCGGTTCCTGAAAACATTCAGACTCAGCACCGGTACGGAGACAGGTGGTTGGCTAGCTGCAGGCACCAAGACGCCATTGAGGTCGAACTGAAGGCAGAGGCCAGGCACACAGGCAACTTGTTCATTGAGACGTGGAGCGACATCCGCAACGGAGTTAATGGCTGGCTGTACCACTATTCCGACCGCACGCGGCTGGCGTACGCCTTTAACGACACGCACACGCTGTACACATGCCAGATCGGCGAATTGCGTAGATGGGCGCACGGCGAAGGCTACGAGGCCGCGATTCGCATTGAAGACTTCCGCGCTGTTGAGCAGCAAAAGTACGAACAGCGCAACGTCACTGTAGGCAGGCTTGTGCCGGCCGAAATCTTTCTCTGCGAAGTCGCTGGTGCCCGAGTTCACGAGTGCCAGGAGGTGGCTTGTGGCCCGCACCCGTAGCATCAAGCCGTCGTTCTTCAAGAACGAGTACCTGGCCGAGTGCGAGCCGATGGCTCGTCTGCTCTTCGTCGGGCTCTGGACGCTTGCCGACAGCCAGGGGCGGATGGAGTACCGCCCGCTGCGTATCAAGGCAGAGCTCTTCCCATACGACAACTGCGACATCGTCTGCCTGCTCAAGCAGCTGGCCGACAGGGGCTTCGTCCGAGCCTACGAATCGGGCGACGTGAAGGTGCTTGAGATCCCGACTTTCGGGGAGCACCAGCGGTGTCACCCCGACGAGCGTGACGAAGGGCTGCCGCCGCCCGATGAATCGGCGGAAACCATCTTTTTTCCCGAGCAAAACGCAAAGCCGGGAAATCCAACGATGGAGCCGGGAAATCCCCCGGCTTCTTGCGCCTTTAATCCTTCTACCTTTATTCCTTCTACCTCTAATCCTTTGGATGCTCCGAGCACGCCGCTGCGGCGGCGGTGCTCGAAGCCTGCCGATCCGCTTCGGTGGAGTGCGGAATCAGGCTGGGAGGGAATCACCGACGCTGACCATGCGGAATGGTCACAGGCTTACCCGGCGGCTGACCTTCCCGTTGAACTCGCCAAGGCCAACCAGTGGCTCAAGGCGAACCCCAAGAAGGCACGTAAGTCGAACTGGCGACGCTGGCTCACCACGGTGTGGCTGAGCAAGTGCCAGGACCGTGGCGGGACGCATCGTGAGCCTGGCCGCCGGCCCGATGACAAGCCGCCGCCGAAGGCATGGCGTGAGCAGTACGCCCCGGCCCCGTATCGCACGCCCAAGGAAGCCGCCGCACTTGCGGCCGCCGTGAAACTCAAGGAGGAGGATCTATGACCACCACGAACACACCACCCACCGACCGCCAGCGTGAGGTTCTTGATTTCATCCGCGAGCGTTCGCAGATGAGCGGGCCAACCGTCCGCGAGATCATGGACCACTTTGGCTTCACCTCGCCCAACGGTGCCATGTGTCACATCCGAGCGTTGGAGCGGAAGGGTCTCATCCGCCGCCGTGCTCACGCCGTTCGGGGAATCGAGGTGGTGACATGAGGCCGCGTCGCAAGCCGTCGCCGCAGGCTGTCGCCCAGGCGTGCATTGCATCTGCGTGGCGTGATGACGTGGACGATGAGTCCCGGCTGCTGCTCGAGCAGGCCCACGACACGATTCACGAGCTCATGGCCCGGCAGCTGGCCACGTCGAAAATCTTGGAAGTGGTTGAGGCCGAGATGGCGGCGAGGAAGTACCCGCTGCTGAAGGACGAGGACGATCCGGGGATGGGGCTGTGACCTTCACCGAGTTCGCCTTGATCAGCATCGGCCACATCAGTCTGGCCCTCACGTTCGTGCTGGGTCTTTTGGTTGGTTGTTCACTCTCAAAGAAAAGGATGTCACATGGCTACGGCAACGAAGGAACGCAAGGCTGGCATCACGTTGGACCGCACGACACTGAGCGAAGCCCTGGCGGCTGTGGCCAAGGCAGTGGCGGCGAGAAGCCCGAAGCCGATTCTGCAGAACGTCCGCCTCGGTGACGGGCTGCTCACGGGCACGGACCTCGAGGTGCGAATCGACCGCGAGATTGACTACCACGGCGACGCTGTGTTGCTGCCGGCCATGAAGCTCGCGGCCATCTTGCGGACGGCGACCGGTGACAGCGTGACGCTGACGCCGAAGGGCACGAGCGTGGTGGTGAAGTGCGGTGCCGGCTCGTGGACGCTGCCAACGGAGGACGCGGCCGAGTACCCGACGTGGGAGCCGGCAGGGCTCAAGGCCATCTGCCGGCTGCCGGCGGACCAGTTCGCCCGTGCGGCTCGCTCGACCGTCTACGCCACGGACACCGAGTCCAGCCGCTTTGCCTTGGGCGGCGTGCTCATCGACGTGACGAACGGCAACCCCACGTGGGTGGCGACCGATGGCAGGCGGCTCTCGTGCGTTGAGACCGAGACTGACCAGGCGGTGGATGACTCGCAGACCATCGTGCCGGGCCGGCTCATGGCTATCGCAGCCAGCATGGCCGTAGGCGACGGCTCGGTGCAGGTCGAGGCCAACGCCAGCGAGGTGCGTTTCACGCTCGACGCCGTGACCATCACGGGCCGGCTGGTGGACGGCCGTTTTCCCAGGTGGCGTGACGTGGTCGGCGAGCCGGAAGGCGAGGCGTCGGTGCTCAACGTCGCGGATCTGCTGTCGGCGGTTGACGCTGCGGCCATCGTGACGAGCGAGCAGTCGAAGGGCATCGACCTGGCGTGGACGAGCGACACGCTGACGCTGGCGGGCCGCTCGGCCGAGTACGGCGAGAGCCGGGTGTCGTGCGACGTGGTGTCGGCCGGCACGACATCGAGCACAAAGCTCGACCCGAAGTTCCTGCACGACTTCCTGCGTCACCTTCCGGCTGACGAAGAGCCGCAGGTGGACGTGTACGTTGCTGACGCACAGAGCCGGGTGCTGCTGCGTTGCGGTCCCTACACCGGCGTCATCATGCCGCTGGCTGCGGAGGGCTGAGCGTGGAGAACCAGCGAGTCGCCATCCTGCATCGCATGTGGGCGGACGGCGAGACGTTTGAGGCCATTGGCCGGCGGTTTGGCGTTGCCACGTCCACTATCTCGAGGTGGGCACAGCAATACAAACTGCCGGCCAGGCCCAAGCCCATGAAGACACGCTCGTCGGACCCGTCGCTGGAAGAGATTGCGCGGCTCAAGGCGGAACTGCGGGCGAAGCACATGGCAGAGCGGCTTGCAGAGACTGATGACGCATCATCGAAGCGGGCGTCGCACCAACGGCGTGCGGCCCGCTTTGCTTGACACGCTCGCCATCCTGCGTGAGTCCCGGCGGATACCGGGAGTTCACGGAGGATGACTCATGCGTTTGCTTCTCGCTTGCCTGGTGGCCGTGGCGTGCTTCACGGCTGAAGCCGCCGGCCCGGTCGTGATCGTCACGGCCCAGGATCATGCCGCGATCATCGCCCGGCGCGGCGTGCTCGTGCATTCGTCGTGCGGCCAATACGAGGGCATCGGCATGGGCTCGACGCCCGAGCAGGCCCGGCGGAACTGCTGCTACTTCGGCCGCCGCGTCATCGTTGAGGAAGGTGTCGCCTACTCGCCGGCCCGTCGCATGTGGTTCGCCGTGATCCGCTACCGGTGAGAAGTGGCGATCACGTTCAGCATTCCTGGCGAGCCCGTCCCGCAGCCGAGGCCGCGCGTCTCGACTCGGGGCGGGTTCGCACGGGCGTATGTGCCCGCGAAGCATCCGGTGCATGCCTACCGGCAATCGCTGGCAGCAGCTGCTCGAGCGGCTGGGCTCAGCGACACCGGCGAGCCGCTCAGCGTCGTGATCGACGCCGTGTTTGCTCGGCCCAAGTCGCACTTGCGTAAAAGCGGCGTGAAGCCAGACGCCCCGAAATTGCCAAGGCCAGACGTGGACAACATCGCCAAGGCCGTGCTCGACGCCCTGCAGGACGTGGTCGGCGATGACACCTGCGTGGCTCGCCTGGTCGTGGAGAAGAGTTACGGCACGGAGGCACGGACTACCGTGCGGGTGCGATGATCCGCCCAGTACACCGCAATATGTTCCCGCTGTACCTGCAGGCCATGGGGCTAAACGGCACGGCCGTCGAGGTGGGCGTGGCCGAGGGCAAATACTCGGCCGCGTTCCTGGCTCTGTGGCCCGGCAAGTACGTCATGGTTGACCGCTGGGCACACATCGAAGGTTACGACGATGTAATGAACGGCCCAGACTCCGAGCATGAGGAGCGATTCCGGCAAGCCATGGCCGTGGCCAGCCAGTACGCAGACCGCGTGCATGTCATGCGTGGCGATTCGATGCAGGCCGCCGAGCGATTTGCGGATCGCTCGCTGGACTTCGTCTACATCGACGCCGACCACTCGTTTGATGGCTGCCGCCGCGACATCTTGGCGTGGGCTCCCAAAGTCAGAGTCGGCGGCGTTCTCGCCGGGCACGACTATTACAACCAGCCGCCCTTTGAGGTGCGGAAGGCTGTGGCTGTCACGTGCGGCGGCCCGTGCGGCATCACGCACGAGCCATGCCCATCGTGGTGGGTCATCGTTGGGTGACACCATGGACGAACGCACCAGGCGGCGATTTGAACGCATGTGGCAGCAAGGCGTGCCGCTGGCCGAGATCGCGTCTGTGCTCGGCTACTCGTTCTCGACGCTTGCCAAGCTCCGCATGATGTACGGACTGCAGAAACGCTATGGCGCAGACGACGACGAAGCCCCACCGACACCAGAGGTCATCCGGCTGCGGTGCCTGGCCCAACAAACAAACTGGACGCCGACCGACAGGAAGCTGCGGTGGGTCGGCGAGCCGCACACCATCTACAGCAGCACGGCAGTCCATGGCTACTAACCAGAAACGAAACACGTGCGTCGTGATGACGCTGTGCAACCGGCCCGGCTACACCAAGACCGTGCTCGATGCTCTGGCCCGCTGCGATGACGTGGACCGCTTCCCTATCGGCCTGCTGTGCGAGCCCGTCAACGACGAGGTCATCAGCATTGCCGCCGCGTTCACGCAGCTGCCGCACGTCAAGGCATTCGTCATGGTTGGTAGCCAGAAGGTTGGCTGCAACGTCAACACGTACTCGGCCCTGGCGTACGGGTTCGACCACCATGATCGCGTCATTGCCATGGAAGATGACACCGTGCCAGGCCGCGACTTCCTGCGGTTTGCCGATTGGGGGCTGACCGTGTACGAGAAAGACGCGACTGTGTTTTCCGTGTGCGGCTACCAGCGGACGCCGGTCGAGGAGGTTGGCTACCGCAACGCCGTCTTTCGTGAGGCGTGGTTCACGCCGTGGGGCTGGGCCACCTGGCGTGACCGCTGGGAAAGCATCCGCGAGCACTGGCCGGCTGATGACCGGCAGGTTTCGTGGGACACGGTCATAGACAAGCTTACGCGACGCGACCGCTACGAAGTGCGGCCGATGCTGGCTCGCGTGCAGAACATTGGCGCGGAGGGTGGTGCTCACGTGCCCGGCGCGGCGTGGCATCGTGAGCACCACCTAAACCGCCACTGGATCGAAACGACACCCGGCCCTCGCGTGGACGAGTGGCACGAGGTGTCATCCTCAAGTACGAGGGCACTGCGGGCTCATCACCCTTGCTAATCATGCGACTCGTTACCTACTACACGCCGACGCACAAGGCCATGTGCGAGCAGTTCGTGCTGTCTCGGGCCGCACGGTTCTCAGACGTGCGAGCCACCCAGTATCGGCAGCGGTGCCCGACCGGCTCGTTCAAGGGAGAAGGCTGGAATGACTGCATGCTCGACAAGCTCGACTGCCTCATGCGGCTGCCGATGGATGGCGAGCCGACGCTGTACGTGGACTCGGACGTTGTCTTATTGCCCGGCTTGGCGGCGTGGGCCGAGCGTCAGATAGCCACGCAGGGCTTCGACGAGATCGCCATGAGCGATGACGTGGTGCAGTGGTGTGCCGGCGTGATGCTGTTCCGGTCCACCTCGAGGACGCACGCTTTCTGGCGACTCATTTCCGACCTGTCGCCCATCTGGAACCTGCCAGACCAAGACGTGATTCACCAACTGCGGATGCAATGCGAGCAGATGCACGGCGAGTTGCCGGTGCCTATCAGCGTCTTGCCATCGGACAAGGTGTGCAACTGGGCGACGCTCGGCAACCGCACCGTGTGGGCCGGGGAGTCGTTCGACGTTCCACCTGGGTGCGTCGCGTGGCACGCCAACTGGTGCATCGGAGTTGATCCGAAGGTCGAGATGCTGCGGCGTGTGGCTGCCAGGGAAACCCGCAAGGCCGAGCCCGCTGGTGCGTAAAGTGAAGGTGCGGCACGGAGGCCGTCCATGCCCGGATTCGCTCGGGACCGTAACGGCGAAAGACGCCGCGTCGAGATACCGGCCTGGTCGATAGGCATCAGCCACAGCGACGGCCGATACAGTCGCGGACGCATCACGTCACGGAGGACGCATCTAATGGCCGAGCAGTTTGGAGCATCGCCAGCCGAGGCCGCCAAGTACGGCAACTCGCTCAACCTCTGGCAGTCGCTGATGCTGCTGCAGAAGTGGTCGCCGCTCATCGGGTACGGCCAGCGGTTCGTTGCCGAGCTCGACCCGTACCGGAAGTCGCTCATCGTCAGCGAGGCCGCCGAGTGGCTGGCGTCTCAGACGAAGGCCCAGGCCGATGACCAACTGGTGCGGCTGCTCGCTGACATGCTGAAGACCAAGGAAGGCGAGGCCATGGTGCGGTGGCTGTTGCTGCAGGTGGAGGCCATTCGGTGAGCTATGACGCTGCTCTTCGCGCCGCTGCCGTGGCTGCTGCGGCGGCTCTACTCGCTGCTCCCTTCTGGTCACAGATCCAAGCCGCAGCGCACCGTGCGGTGGAAGCCGCAAAAGAAAAAGCCGGGCTGCTCGCCAGGGTCGCCGCCGCATGCCTGCTCCTCGCTGCCGGCTGGGGCAAGATCCCTCTGCCGCAGCTGCCCGCCTCGGCTCCCGCTGTAACGGTCGAGACGCCGAGTGCCGAGATGCAGACGCTCGTGCAGCCCGTCGCCGATGCCCTGGGTGGTGCGTCGGCCGTTGACCGTGCCCTGTGGGCGGAAATCTGGACCAAGGCGGCGACCGTGGCGGCCGGCGACGCCGTCACCACCGAGGTGGTTTTTTCCGACACGCGGTCCCTGCGGGCGTTCACGGCCGTGGCCGTGGACATCGGGTGGCGGCGGATTGGCGGGCATGTTCCTGGCAGCAACGAATCGCTGCGGAAGGCCGTAGAGTCCGCCTACGCGACCGCACTGGGCAAGGACGTGGTGCCGGTCACCTCGGACGTGCGTGCCCGCTACGTGGCGTTCTGTAAGGCCGTGGCATGGGCCGGCGTTGGCAAGGGGTGACGCATGGCCGACCGTGGCATGGGCTATGTGCCCGATCCTGCCGGCGCCGAGTCGTTCGTAGCGACTCTTCCGCACCCGACGCTCGCATCGGCCGGGCCTGACCTGCGGGCGGCCGGCGAGGACGTGATGCTGTACCCGGCCCTGCTGGCGTGCTCGCCCACCTGGCGGCGAGGTTCGCAGGGAAACGTCGGCAGCTGCGTGGGCTGGGGCTCGTCGCTCGCAGTGGACGTGCTCGCTGCGTGCGACATTCACTGGCGGAAAGAGCCAGAGGCGTGGAAGGGCCGCACGATTGAATCGAGCCTCTACGGGTTCTCCCGTGTCGAAGCCCGTGGCATCCGTGCCAACACGGGCGGCGACGGGTCAACGGGCTTCCACGCCGCCAAGGCCATCAGAGATTTTGGCTCGCTGCACTACGGCGTGGACTACGGCGGGACGATCATCCGCGAGGAAGACAAGCAGGCCAGGGACCGCGAATGGGGCCGCAACGGTGTGCCCGACGTGCTCGAGCCGTTCGCCAAGGAGCGGCGGTGTGCGGAAACTACATTGGCGGTGAACTTTGAGCAGGCGGCTGCTGCCATCAGCAACGGCTACCCGGTCGTTGTGTGCAGCGGGCAGGGCTTTTCCATGAGCCGTGACGATGACGGCTTCTGCCGTGCCGGCGGCGTCTGGTGGCATTGCATGTGCCTGATCGGTGCCCGCTACGGCAAGCGGCCCGGCCTGCTCTGTGCCAATTCGTGGGGCGACTCCAACACGGTCGGCAAGCACTACCCGCACGACATGCCGGCCGCCGTTCGCAATTGCTCGTTCTGGATCGACGCTGACGTGTGCGACCGCATGCTCAGCGGGCGTGACTCCTACGTCTACGCCGGGTTCAGCGGCTTCAAGCCAACGCAACTGCCAGACGATTGGCTGCGGGGGATTCTCTGATGCGTTTCCTGCTCGCCTTCGTCATCGTCATGGCCGGCTGCGTCGCCACGCTGCCAGGCGACGGCGGGATCACTGCCGACCTGGCCGCCGAGACGGCCCGCATGGTCGTGCGGATGCGTGCGGAGATCGCCCCCACGCCGGCACCGCCGGCACCGCCGAGCGACGGGAAGTGCAAGAACTGCGACGGGCTCGGTTACGTGGGAGACGGCCGCATCAAGATCACATGCACCGCATGCGGCGGCACGGGCCGCGAGCCCAAGAGCGTGGTCAAGTGCGCAGACGGGAAGTGCAAGCCATGACAATGGACGACCTCGAGCAGTACGCCTGGGACCGTGTGCCAACCATCCAGCGAACCATCGCTGGCCGCCGGATCGTCGGCCGCATCGTTCGCCGTGCCGTCGCCGCGTGGCCCATCCCGGTGCTGCAACAGTGCGACGCTGCAGAGACGGCCGTGGTCGGCAAGCACATGGCCAAGAACATCGAACGCCAGGTACGCCACGAGTACGGCATGGGCATCATCCTGACGCTCGTGCTGGGGGCGTTGGTGCAAGAGGTTGTAAAGATCCTCATACGCTGGTGGCTGGAGCGGCAGGAGAACCAATCCAGCATGCGTTTACTCGTCCGCGAGAGCCGACACCATGACTGACGCAGCGAAGGAAACTATGTTCGACATCCTGAACAAGTGGGGCTTTCCCACTTTGGTAGCGTTGGCTGCCGGATGGGTGCTGCGGAATGACGTTCTGTTGCCACTGGTCGAGGAGCACAGGTCGTTCGTGCGGCAGTTGGGCGAGACGCAGAAGGGCATCGCTGAGGCCATCACCGAGCAGACACGCCTGCTCTATGCACTACAGCCGCGAGAGAAGGCATACACGACCAGCGTGACCACGCCCGAGCCGGGGAGAAACTGACGCATGGCGATGAACAACAGACTGCTGAGGCCACGGGCGAGCGGGTTCAACCCCAAGCAGATCGCCGGGCTGGCCTTGTGGCTGGACGGCAACGATTCCGCATCTTTGACGCTGGTTTCGTCTGCCGTCAGCGAGTGGAAGGACAAGGCATCCGGCAAGGTGTTTGCCCAGACTACGGCGAACAATCGCCCCACGCTCACCACCATCAACGGCAAGACGGCCCTGGCGTTTGACGGATCAAACGACACGCTCAGTTGCAGCGAGCCCTTTACGACGTACCCAGTTTCGATGTTTTTCGTGCAAAGAGTCGTGGCTTACACGAGTTTCGGCATGACCTACACGGCTGGCGACGGAAACAACTTCAACCTGCGGCAGAATCAGAGTTTCGGGTCGCTGCAATTACAACACCCGTCTACAGGCGTGAGCGTCAACACCGGGACGCCGTTTTCGACCACGGCCGCGCAAGTGGTGTCGGTTGTGTACGACTCTCCGGTGGGCGGCTCTGCCATTTATATCGACGGTTCATCGCAAACAATTTTCGGCGGGGCGTTCACCGAGCAACCGATTTTTTCCGGCACCACGCACTGGATCGGAAGCCGCGGTGGCAGTTTTGTGCTGAATGGATACATCGGGGAAATCTTGGTGTACACGAAGACCGTCAGCGCTACTGAGCGATCCGCAATCCACAAGTATCTCGGCAAGAAGTGGGGGATCACTGTCGCATGAGATTCTTCCGCACCGCTGACGAAACGCTCTACGAGTCGATCCGCCTGCAACTTGACGCCGCGTGGGGGCATCCGACTCCGGACGGCAAGACGCTGACCTGCTTTGATCCTGCAAGCGTTGCCCCACAAGACAACGCGGGCCGACTGCTCCTGGCGGTGAATGACGAGTTCGCCACATGGGAGCCAGCGTCCACGCTCCTCCCCCAACTAATCGCTAGCGGTGCCGTCGAGGAGATCACGCAGGCCGAGTACCAGGCGGCGCTGCCGCAGATGCCGTGACTGCAAGCCACGCCCGCACGCCATTGACGGCGTAACCTAAACACTAGGCCACGCATCGGGCACCACGCCCCGAGCCACCAAGGAGACGAGAGATGAGCGAGTCAAAGATCCGCCGCAAGAGCAAGACCTACGCCGCCACGCTGACCACGGCGACCAGCACCGTCATCACGCTGCCCATGTTCGACATGGCCGGCGGCCAGGTCATGATCGGCACGCTCAACACCAACGTCACGCAGATTGACCTCTACGTGTCCGACACGACCAACGGCCCCTTCTATCAGCTGTACGACAAGGACGGGGCTGCGGTGAAGATTACGACCGCACCGCACACGGCCCTCGGTCGCACGTACGCTATGCCCGACGAGGTGTTCTCGGCTCAGTACATCAAGCTGTGCCAGAGCAATACGGCCGGCACCGGGGCTGTGGCCACGGTCATCATGAAGGGCTGACGTGCCCGATAGGCTGCCGACGTTCAAGCCGCCGTGGGTTGGGCAGCGAAAGCGGCCACGGGCACCAGACACGAATCGTCCATCGGCAACCGCTCGAGGCTATTGCTCGCAAGGGTGGAAGGCCGCACGGCGTGAGGTGCTGCTGCGGGATAACTACCAGTGCCAGGCTCCAGGCTGTGGCCGCATCGTAGCTGGTCGCAATGCCCACGTCGATCACGTGGTCCGCAAGAGCGAATTGCCGAGCGACGATGTGTCTGGCTTGCAGACGTTGTGTGCCTCGTGCCACAGCAAGAAGACGCGACGCGAGATGCAGGGCCGCGAGTCATCGCAGAAGTGGACGTTGCACCCTGAATGGATACGGCCAGCCGTCATCCCTGTGACGCTTGTCTGTGGCCCTCCTGCGTCTGGCAAGAGCACATACGTGGATATGCACAAGGGGCCGACCGACTTGGTGATCGACCTGGACGTGATCGCATCCGGCATGGCTGGCACCACGCTGCACGCATGGCCAGCCAAGTGGATCGGCCCTGCTGTGCGAAAGCGGAATGACATCATCGGTACGCTGAGCAAGGCAGAGGCCAAGCGACATGCACGGGCCTGGCTGGTGGTCACTGAGCCCGACGCCATCCATCGTCAATGGTGGGCGGACCGGCTGGGTTGCGACCGGGTCGTTGTGGTTGAGGCACCCGCATCGCAATGCGAAGCACGCATCGCAACAGACCCAGAGCGTGCCATGCAGTCAGGCAGGGCCAACGAATGGTGGGCGAAATACACGCCGCGAACTGGTGACGAACGAATCGTGCATCGCAAGTGCGGAAACACCTAGAAAAAAAGGACGAAACGCATGCGACATGCAGAAACGCCTAGAAAACAAGGGCAAAACGCATGGCTGCCAGAACGGCATTGTGAAAACTTTTGGCCGTGAAAGATAAACCGCGTACGGGGCAGCACCCCCGCGCGGCATCGAAATCTCTCGGGTTTTTTGAACATTTTGCCGGCAAAGTAGGGGGGGGTCGAGCGGTACGCAACGTGCAGTTTCGTGTGGTTCCTAACAATCGCCCGAGGAGTAATCGTGGCAAAAGCAGGACGCAGGCCGAAGCCGACAGCCCTTCGGATTCTTGAAGGCACCGCTAAGGGGCCGCGAAAGCGCGAGCCATCGGCACCGATCGGAGTGCCGCCGATGCCCGAGCGTCTCGCCGTTGACGAGATCGCCGTGGCCAAGTGGCACGAGCTCGCCGGCATCTTGTCGCGGATGGGCGTGCTGACTACGGGCGACGGCGAAGCCCTGGCCACGCTGTGCGAGGTTCACTCGGCCGAGCAGTCGTGCCTGCTGCAGCTGCGGGCGGGCGGTGCCGTGATGCACACCGACCTGGGTGGCGTGAAGCCCAACCCGGCCGGGCCGCTCTACCGCTCGCTGGTTGCCATGAAGGCTAGCCTGTTGAGTGAGTTCGGGCTGACGCCTTCCTCGAGGACGAAGCTTGCCACGCAAGTCGAAGTCAAAAAAGACGAGCTCGAAGAGTTCTTCGCCGCCCACGGCTAAGCATCGGCCTGGCCTGGACGAAGCCAAGGTCAAGCGGGTCTATGAGTTCTTTGAAAAGGTGCTGAAGCACTCAAAGGGCCAGACAGCCGGGCAGCCGTTCCTGCTGCTGCCGTGGCAGAAGTACGTGCTTGGCGAGATCTTCGGTCGGTGTAAGCCGGACGGTACGCGACAGTACCGCCAGGCGTACATCGAGATCCCGAAGAAGAACGGGAAGTCCACGCTGCTCGCCGGCATCAGCCTCTACGCCTTGCTCGCGGACAACGAAGCCGGGGCGGAAATCTACGGTGCGGCGAGCGACCGCGAGCAGGCCGGCATCATCTACCGCGAGGCGGCGTCGATGGTCCGCTCGTCACCGGCACTGTCGAAGGTGCTCGAGGTGCTCGACTCGCGGAAGACCATCGTGCACCGGGCGAGTAACTCGTTCTACCGCGTGTTGTCGGCGGATGCGTTCCGGGCCGAGGGGCTGAACGTGCATTGCCTGCTATTCGATGAGCTGCATGCCCAAAGGGGCGACCGGCGTTTATGGGACGCACTCCGCTACGGCGGTGCGGCGCGTCGGCAACCGCTCTGCCCCGTGTCGATCACAACGGCCGGCGAGGCGAACAAGTCGCACATCTGGTACGAGCAGCACGACTATGCCGAGCGGTGTATGGCCGACCCGGCCTTTGACCCTTCGTTCTTTGGCTGCATCTACGCCGCCGACCGCGAGGATGATTGGAAATCGCCGAAGGTGTGGCACAAGGCCAACCCGTCGCTCGGCGAGACGATCAGCGAGGAGTCCTTCGCGGCTGACTGCCGCGAGGCAGAGAACTCAGCCACCAAGCTCAACTCGTTCTTGAGGTATCGGCTCAACATCCCCACCACGTCGGATGTGCGGTGGCTGCGGCCCGACCAGATTGCCGCGTGCATGCAGCCGATTTCCGAGCCGCTCGAGGGCCGGGACGTGTGGTGCGGGCTCGACCTGGCCAGCAACTACGACACGACGGCGTTTGCGGCCGTGGCCCCCAACGATGCCGGCGGCTACGACGTGCATGTGATGGCGTGGATCCCCGAGCACAACGCCGCCGAGCGGGAGCGAAACGACCGTGTGCAGTACACGGCGTGGCACCGGGACGGGTGGCTCACGTACACCGAGGGCCGCAGCACGGACTACAAACGAGTGAAGGCCGACATTCTGGAGTTCGCCCAGAAGCACCGCGTTCGCAAGTTGGCCATCGACAGATGGAACGCGACGCAGTTGGCCACCGAGCTCTCGGACGAGGGGCTGCCGGTCACGTTGTACGGCCAGGGCTTTGCGTCCATGACAGCGCCGACGCGCCGCCTGGAAGCTCTTGTGGTCGATGGAAAGGTGCGGTTTGGATTGAATCCGTTGGTAGGTTGGCAGTTAGGAAACGCGGCCGTCCAGACAGATCCGGCCGGGAATCTGAAGGTAAGCAAGGCCAAGAGCACGGAGCGAGTGGACGCCGTCGTGGCCACCATCATGGCCGTAGGCGTTCACATGGGCGAGAGCATGAAGCCCGCCGATATGCCCGAAATCTCCTTCTGGTAGGACGCATGGACGCGACAGCCGCACGGCCAGAGATCAACTTCCTCGGCACCCGCATGAGCCGGTGGGATGACCTTGTCGCCATGGCCGCCGAGAGCGGCGTGAGGATCACGCCCGAGACGGCGATGAAGACGGCGGCGTATTTCGCCTGTGCCCGCGTGGTGGCCGAGACGGTGGCGAGCCTGCCGCTGCATCTGTACCGCCGGCTGGATGACCACAACAGCGAGCGTGCCAAGGATCTCCCGCTGTACGGGGTGCTCGCCCGCCGGCCCAACAAGTGGCAAACCCGCTACGAGTGGGTCGAGCAGATGTGCCTGCACCTTGGCTTCTACGGCAACTCGTACCAGTACAAGGTGGCCGGCGACCGCGGCAGCGTCAGCGAACTGCACCCGCTGAATCCGGCCGGCATGAAGGTCGTGCAAGAAGGCGATATGTCGCTGTCGTACGTGTGGACCGACCCGCAGACGGGCCGGCAGCAGGCGTACCGCGATGACCAGATCATGCACGTGCGGTGGCTGTCGTTCGACGGCATCCACGGCGAGGTGCCGGTCGAGCTCGGCCGCGATGCCATCGCCCTGGCTCGTGCCCTCGAGCAGTACGCCGCGACGTTCTACAGGAACAATGCCCAGCCCGGCATCATCCTGCACACTGACCAGGCGTTGCCCCGCGAGGTCCGCGAGCAGCTGCGTGACCAGTGGGAGGCCGCCCATCGAGGCCCGGCCAAGGCTGGCCGCACGGCGATTCTTTCCAACGGGCTCAAGGCCGACAGCGTCTCGGCGACCAACCAAGAGAGTCAGCTGGCCGAGCTCTGGATGCAGTCGTTGCTGGCCATCTGCCGTGTCTGGCGGATGCCGCCGCACATGATCCAAGAATTGGGCAGAGCAACTTGGGGGAACTTGCAGAGCGAGATGGTGAGCTTTGAGAAGTTCACCATCGCCCCGTGGCTGCGTCGCATTGAGGGTGCCATTGAGCGTGACGTGCTGCCCGAGGATGGCGACCTGTACGCCGAGTTCTTGGTCGAGGGGCTTCTGCGTGGCGACATCACCAGCCGCTACCAGGCGTATGAGATTGCCATCCGAAACGGGTGGATGTCGCCCGAAGAGGTGCGGCAGAAAGAAAACCTTGGGCCGATGCAGTCGCCAGAGAATGACTCGCCTGGTGAGGTTGAAGATACGCCCGGCGACGCCACTGAAGACGTGGCCGAGGTTGCGGACGGCACAAGCGAGGACATGTCGGCAGACAGCACCACAAGTACGGAGACGAGCGATGGCTGACGAACACGACGGCATCATGGTTGCCGAGCAAGTCGAGCGGCGAGATTGGGAGTTTTCCGAGGACGGCGGTGCCGTGGTCGAAACTCGCGCCGATGGGCGGCCCGTGCTCACCGGCTACGCCGTGCGATACAACACGCTCAGCGTGGATCTCGGCGGCTTCCGCGAGACCATCCTGCCGGGTGCCTTTGACAAGGTGCTGAGCCGCCAGCGTGGCAAGCAGGACGTGGTGGCCCTGTTTAACCACGACCCCAACCAACTGCTGGGCCGCACCTCGAGCGGGACGCTCGAGCTCACCAGCGATGACAAGGGGCTGCGGTATTCGGTGGTGCTGCCCAACACGGAACTGGGCCGCACCATCGGTGAGCTCGTGGCCCGTTCCGACCTGCGTGGCTCGTCGTTCGCGTTTACGGTGCCCGCTGATGGCAAGGGCGAACAGTGGACGCAGGGCGAGGACGGCAAGCCAAGGCGATCCATCCGCGAGGTGTCTGGCCTTTTCGATGTTTCCGTAGTGACCCATCCGGCTTATCCAAGTTCGACCACGAGCGTCGCCCGTCGAAGCTTGGAGGCGTGGTTAGCATCTCAGGAGCAGGTCGATGTTCCGGCTGCTGCGGTGCTGACTGATTTGCGGCCGGCGATGGCCGCTGGTCTGCGGCTGCGTGCCGCCCGCCTTCGGAGCTTTTTGCGTGGCCAGACCCGGTGACATCTGCCCACAGTGCGGCAAGGGTCGCATTCGCACGTACACGAGCAAGGCAGCGGGCGACCAGCAGGTGCGGTACGTCGAGTGCCAGTGCTGCGACTTTCGCGGCAAGGTTGTCACGCCAGCCCAGCAGGTGTGGCGTCGTTCTGCCATAGAACCGAAACGCTAGGTGCAGGCCATAGGCGTGGCGTAGCGTGAACGACAGACACGGACTGTCACCGTTCACAACTACGGAGTGCCAAGGATGGCCAGCCAACTCACCAAGCTTCAGGACCGGGCCGCCGCTGTGGCCGCCATGCTCGATGACCTGTCCAAGGTCGAAGAGCGTTCCGCCGAGCAGGTCGCCGAGATGGAGAAGCTGGCCGGCGAGGCCGAGCACCTGGAGAAGGAGCTCGCCCGCGAGCACGCCATCGCCGAGCGGATCACCGCCCTGCGTGGCAAGGTTGCCGCGACCGCCAAGCCCGTCGAGGTTGCCGCCGTTCCGGCGGCCCCGGCTCCGGCTGCCGAGCGTTCGCTGAGCGGCAAGGCCCGCCACTTCCGCTCGTCCAGCGACGCCGAGGCGTGCGGCCGGTGGATTCGTGGCTACGTTCTCGGCCGTGCCGAGGATCGCTCGTGGTACGAGAAGAACGTCGAGGCCCGTGCCCTGTCGCCCAACGACAACAACAAGGGCGGCGTGTTCATTCCTGACACGTTCGCCTCGACGGTCATCCGCTTGGTCGAGCAGTTCGGTGCGTTTCCGGCGCAGGCCAACAACCTGCAGATGACGAGCGACACGCTCTACATCCCGCGTCGCGTTGGCGGCAATACGGCGTACCACACGGGCGCCAATGCCGAGACCCAGGCGACCGACATGGCGACCGACAACGTGATGCTGTCCAGCAAGGAAGTTCGCGTCGGAACCCGCGTTCCCAACCAGCTGATCGATGACTCTGCGATTGACCTCGCCGGGCTCGTGGCTGAAGAGTTCGCCCTGGCCATCGCGCAGCGGATCGACGAAGACGGCTTCATCGGCACCGGGGCCAGCCTTTACGGTGGCATCCGTGGCATCCAGTGGAAGTTTGAGAACGAGACCCTTACGGCTGGCATCAACAACTCGGCTCAGACGGCTGTCACCAGCCTGACGGTCGATGACTTCCTTGCCACCGTGGCCAAGGCTCCGACCTACGCTCTCCAGAGCCCGACCTGCGGCTGGTACGTCACGCCGCAGATGCACGCCCTGGCGATGCAGTCGCTGGCCCTCGGCGGCAGCGGTGCCCTCGCCAACGAGGTGCTCGACGGTGCCCGCCGGCCGACGTTCCTCGGCTGGCCGGTGTTCTTCAACAACGTCATGCGGAAGTCCGCCGCCACCGACCAGGTCGTGGCTCTCTTCGGTGACATGAAGCGGTCGAGCCACTTCGCCCTGCGGCGTGCCGTCGCGGTGCGGGCGAGCACCGACCGGTACATCGAGTTCGACCAGACCTACTTCCAAGCCACGGTGTCCTACGACGCGGTGACCTCGGACGTGGGCGACGCTTCGACGGCTGGCCCGGTTGTGGCCCTGCTCCTGTAATCCTGACCAACCCAAGGAACCAGAATCCATGAACCACGCGGCCAACAGCAAGTCCGTCATCTCGATCAGCCCCGGCGTTGCGGGCGTTGCCTCTGCGGGCACGCACACCGTGGCGATTGACTGCCTCGGCTACGACTCGGTCAGCATCGACGTGTGCTACCGGTCGCTCGCCAACACGTCTGCCCCCAGCGTCGTGGCCGTTCGGCACAGCGACACGGACGGCAGCTACGCGGCGATCAGCGGCTTGGTCCAAGGCACGGACTACACGCTGGCCGGCGTTGGCAACACGGCCACGGTGAACGTGACTCGCTTCGAGATCCCGACGAAGGCTCTGCGGCGTTATCTGCAGGTGGCGGTCACGCCGTCTGCGGATGCGACGGCGAACGGCACCAACAACGACATCGTCATTGCGGCCCGGCTGGGTCGCGGTGAGGCGGGTGTCGATTCGGCGGCCGATGCCAATGTCACCAACCGCGTGGTCTTTGGCTGAGCGAAGACGGTAGAACGACAACTCCAACGAAGGAGGAGCCGTGGGCGCGGCGACTTCGGCGGTGGCTGGCGTCAAGCCTGCCATCATTCAGACCGGCAGCGGGCCGATCCGTGTGCACTGTGCCATGTCCGTGCCTCGGCTCGGCTGGCAGGACCACATGTTCTGCTGGGCTCGTGGCCTGGTGCCGTACGGCATTTCCCCGATTCGCCTGGAGGGTGCGTTCTGGGGCCAGTGCCTGGAGCGGGTACTGACCGACATCGTCGAGGCTGACAACGACCCGCAAGCCCCGCCGCTGTGGATTCTCACGCTGGACTATGACAGCGTCTGGGAAGCAGACGCCGTTCCTCGGCTGCTGACGTACGCCGTGGCCAGCGGTTACGACTGCGTGGCGGCCGTGCAGATGAAGCGACGCACGGAAGAGCCGCTGTTCACGATGATGTCTGACCAGGGCGAGCGTGTGGCCGAGGTGGCCCGCGATCACTTCGTCTACCACAACGTGGTGCAAGCCAACACGGCCCACTTCGGATTCACGATGCTAAAGGCAGAGGCGTTGAAAAAGATGCCTCACCCGTGGTTCATCGGCAGGCCCAACGACCAGGGCCGGTGGGACGAAGGCCGGATGGACGACGACATAGCGTTCTGGGTCACGGCTCAGAAGGCTGGGCTGAAGATTGGCGTGTGTCCTCGGGTCGTGCTGGGCCACGCCGAGGTGTGGATCAAGTGGCCCGACCAGAACATGCGAGCGAGCCTGCAGCACCCTGGCGATTTCTGGGACCGAGGCGGCAGGCCACCGGAGAACGTGTGGAAATGAGCACGGCGATCCCGATGGTGCAGGTCCGGTTCCTGCGGTCATACGCAGCGTACAAGGCTGGCCAGGTGGTGCCCGTCACGGGCGGGCTGGCCCGCACGCTCGAGCTCCAGCGGTACGCCGTGCGGCACGTCGAGCCCCCGGCGTTCGAGTTCGCCACGGCCCCCGAGCCGGCGGTTGAGCGGGCGGTGGCTCCGGTGGCCAAGGCCAAGCGAGGGAGGCCCAAGCGTGCGTAACTGGGAACTGCCGCAGACGGGCAGCCGCTACCGCAGCCTTGTGGTCGCCACCGCGAGCGGCACGGGCGACCGGCCCGTGAGCGTGGAGGACGCCAAGGCTCATCTGCGAGTCGTGGACTTCGCCGATGACGATGCCTACATCGGCGGCCTGGTCGATGCCGCCACGACGTGGTGCGAGGACTACTGCGACCGCACGTTCGCCGACAAGCAATACACCGTGGCGTTCGATGACTTTCCGAGCCTCCGCATCGAGCTCCCGCGCCCGCCGGTGCGGTTGAACGCGACTGCCGCGAGCGCCACGGTGACTATCTCGTATGTGGATTCGGCCGGCACCACACAGACACTCACGTGGGCGCAGTCTGGAACGCAACAGTTCCGCCTGGACCGCGACCACGTTCCTGCATTGGTCTACCCGCTGTACCTCGAGGATTGGCCAAACGTGCGGCTCGATGACAAGGCCGTGCAGATCACGTACCTAGCCGGGTACGGAGGGGCCGCCAACGTGCCGAAGCCGGCGGTGCATGCCATCAAGATGCTGGTGGGGCACTGGTACGCCAACCGGGAGGCAGTCGGCAGCGTGGGCCAAAACGTCCCGATAGGCGTTCACGCCCTGCTTGAGCCATTGAAGTGGAAGCAGTACGCATGAGCATTGAAGGACGCATTGCCGTGGACGTGGCGTTCTCGGACTCGGCGACGAGTGCCGGGACGCAGTCGCTCAAGCGGCTGGTGGTCACGAGCACCGACGCCTACAGCAGCGGGAAGGTGGCCCTGGTATCTGGCACCTGCGGCACGGCCGCCGTTGCCATCGCCGTTGCGCCCAGCACGTACAAGGACTCGACCGGGGCTGCCGTCTCGTTTGCCAGCGTGAGCCGCTTTGCGTTCGCCGCCTCGGCCGCCGCCGTATGCAGCGAGGCCACCGGTGCTGGCGTGGCCATCTCTGGCGGCAATCGCTTGTCGGTCTGCGACAGCCGGTCTGGTGGCACTGCTGGGTTCAACGTGTCTGCCTACAGCGGCACGGCGTCCTACACGCTGGTCATCTACGGAGCGTAGGCCATGCCACTGCGTTCCGGCGACATGGACACGCTCGCCACGGTGCAGACTCCAACCGAGAGCACCAACAGCATCGGCGAGCCGGAACTGGCCTGGTCCACGTTCGCCACGCGGTGGATCGCCATTTTGCCGCTGAGCGGAAACGAGGCCATCAACGCCATGGCCAACGAAGGCGTGGTGACGCACCGAGTCCGCATGCGGTACACAAACGGGCTCAAACCGAAAATGCGGCTGACGGCGGATGGCCGCACGTTTGAAATCATGTCGGCCGTGGAGCGTGGCCGCCGCGAGGAGCACGAGCTGCTGGTGTCGGAGGTCGTGGACTGATGGACACAGACATGACCGTGGAAGGCGTCGAGCAGATTCTGGAGGGTTTCTCCAGGCTGTCTGGCAGCATTCAGAAGAAGTACCTTGGGGCCGCCGTCCGCGAGGCTGCAAAAGACGAGATCCCAGAAATCAAGGCTTTGACTCCTCGAGGCCCGACCGGCAACCTTCGCCGCAGTGTTGGCGTCAAGGTGGAGAAGAAGAAGCGAAACGCCACAGCGGTCGGCATCCTTGGCTACCGCTCAAAGCTTGGCGGCAACAACTCAGAAAAGGGCTTCCACGCTTGGTGGGTAGAGAACGGGACCAAGTACCGCCAGCCCAACAACTGGGTTCTCAAAGTTCCGCTGGCCAACGCATCAAAGTACCCGTACCTGCGTGGCAAGGTCGCCCGCATCGGCGGGTCTGAAGGCGGCATGATTTTCTTTGGCCAGGTCAAGGGTATGCCCAAGAGCGACAAGTTCAAGCGGTGGGCCGATGCCAATCTGCCGCAGATCAAGCAACGGCTTATCGGCAAACTCGGCGATTCGCTTGGCAAGGCCATCTCTGAGGCTGAGCGACAGGCTATCCGCAAGATGTACGGCAAGAAGTAATGCCCACTCCAACCCACATTGACGAGGCTCTAGTCAGCCTCATGTCTGCCGATTCTTCCGTTGCCGGTTATGTCGGCAGCCGGATCTACGCTGTGCAGGCTCCGCAGGGGGCGGCATTGCCGTGCATCGTTTATCAACGCGACAACACGAGTCGAGGGCCTTTCATGCACTCGCGTGGGATGACGGGTCTTGCTCGCGTTTCGTTCACGATTTCGGCCATCGGAGAGTCGTTGGTCGGGGTGCGAAACCTAGCGCGTGCCATACGGCTCGCCCTACAATTCAAGCAGACAGACAGCATCCGGCTGGCCGTCGTGAAGAGCGACGACGACACGCAGGAGCCGCCAAACAACGGCGAGCAGTTGCCGATTTACCGTACGGATTTGTCAGTAGAAATTACCTTCACGGAGGCTTGAGAAAGCCATGGCAGTTGACATTGGGCAGGGCACGTACGTCGGATTCGGCACCGCACTCCACACGGCGACCGGCTACAAGATCACTGGCGTCAATCATGGCGGGATTTCTCGTGCTGTCGCCGACGCCACGCACATGACCTCATCCGCCAAGGAGTTCGTAGCGTCTGCCATCTATGACCCCGGCGAGCTCTCGGTCGAGGTGCTCTTCGACCCCGGCATCAAGCCGACTGCCGACCTGGCCAACGTCGCCACCAATCAGACGGTCAATGTCTACTGGGCTGCCGGCGGGACCACGACGCAACTGTGGAGCGCCTTGGGCTATGCCACCGGCTTCGAGGCTGGTGCCCAGATGGAGGACATGATGAGCGGCACGCTCACCATCAAGCTCAGCGGCACGCTGCCGAGCTAGTGCTGACAGGAGGCGCGGACTGTGGCTCTGACTCGTGAGCAGATAAAGGCCAAGCGTGGCGTACGCCCCCGTGTGGCCCTCGAGGTGCCCGAGCTTGGCGGCACCATCTACGTCGCCAAGTTCTCTGCCAAGGACCGCGACAAGTTTGAGCAGATCGTGACCGGCGGCAAGGTTGGCGGCGTCAATCTGGACAACGTGCGGGCACGATTCGTCGCCATGGTGGTGGTGAACGAAGACGGCACGCGGATGTTCGAGGATGCCGACGCCGAGTGGATCGGCGAGCTCGACAGCGACGTGGTCCAGGCCATCGTGGACGCCGGGTTCAAGCTCAACGGCATCGGCGGCAACGCCGTGGAGGAGGCTGCGGGAAAATAGAGCGGTCACCGGTGCTCGCGTTCCTGTACCGGCTGGCCCTAAAGCTCGGCATCTGGGACGTGGAGCGGCTGGCCGACGAGATGAGCGTCGATCAGTTGTACGGCTGGATGGGTTACTACCTACTCGAGCCGTGGGGTGACGAGTGGCTTCGTGACGCGGTCGCCATCGCCCAGAGATACAACGCCAACCGAGGAAAGCGGCAGCCCGTCAAGAAGCCAGAGGAGTTCCTGCCGGTTCCGAAGCGGGCGCAGACACCGGATCAGATCCTCGCCACGCTGAACGCGATCCCGAGATAAGCCATGGCCAATAATTTCGGTCGCGTCAACGTCAGCATCACCGCCAGCACGGGCGGATTGACGGCCGGGCTGTCGGACGCCAGCAAGCAGCTGTCCGCGTTTCGTCGCATGTCTTCCGGCACTTCAGGAAGCCTCGGCGATTTAAACGCAGCGGCAGAAGAGTCCGGCGGATTGTTTTCTGATATCCCTGGTCTGTTTGGCTCGTTCGCGGCTTCAGTGCTTGGTATGGGCCGATCCGCCACCATGGCCGCCGTCGGCGTCAGAATTCTCTCATTGGCGCTAAAAACGCTGCTTGTACCTTTGCTTGTTGTGCAGGCAATTACTGCACCGTTTCGTGCCTTAGGCGAAGCCGCATCGTCGCTAGATGCTGCGGGCAAGGCGGCAAGACGGCTCGGCATGTCTGTGTCAACCTTTCAGACCCTTGCCCAGGTTGCTGATGAGGCAGGCGTCAGCACAGAGCAATTCACTGGCATGATGACCACGATGACTCGTGGCCTTGGTGCTCTGGCCAACGGCAGCGCTACGGCAAAGAAAGCCTTTGCAACGCTGAATCTGACCCTTGGCGATTTGCAAGGACTTGATCCGCAGCGGCAGTTTGAGCTCATCGCTCAGCGCATCATGGCACTGCCGAGTGCGGCACAGAGAACATCCGCTGCTATTGCGATCTTTGGCCGGAGCGGTGCTCAGGCCATGGGCTTTATTGAGGAGACAGCAAAAGGCGCCACCGCTGAAGTTGAAAAGATGCGGCAGGCTTTTGGTGTCAACCTAACTGACGCCCAAGTTGCCGGCATCCAGCAGATGAACGACGCCCTTGGCAGACTTGCCATTCCGATGCAGGGCTTCGTCAATCAGTTTCTGGCGGAACTTGCCCCAGCCATCACGACCGTGGCCAACCTCATCGTGGATTTCTTCGCCAAGAACACCGCTGGGTGGACCATTGCAAAGACGCTGGCTGACGGGCTGGTGTTCAGCATCCGCATGGTCGTCGGCGCGATGACGCTGCTCACTGGCATCTTCCAAGTGTTTATGGCGTTGGGCTCCCAGATTGGGCAGATGTTCAGCGAGGTGTTTAGCGTCATCCTCGACGGCGTTGCCAACGTCATGGAAGGCATGGCTGGCCTGGCCGAGGCGTCTGGGTTTACTGATCTTGCGGACTCGCTCGCTCAAGGTGCTCAGGGCACGGCACAGCTGGCTGATGGCGCGAGCCAGATGGGAGAGATGTACGGCCAGGCTGCGGCCGACACGTTTGCGTCTGCCGTCCAAAACATCGGCAGCCCCTTTGCGGCGTTTGACCGTGAGTTTGCGGCAGCGCAGGCCGCTGCTCAATCTTCTGCCGCCTCTGCCGCCGCCACGTCTGCCGGCCAAAGCATCGGTGCCGCCATCAAGGCCGCCTCGTCAGAGCTCAACGCCATCGTCGTTGGCTCATCTGGCGGCGAGTCCTACCGCAACATGTTGGCCCGTGGCGGCGATCCTCGGCTTTCCGGTGCCGACGCCGCCAAGCAGACGGCCGACAACACCGAGCGGGCCGCTGACGGCATCGAGGACGTTGCCGCCGCCGTGCGTGAAATCCCAGGCTTCGGCCAAGCACAAGTGGCAATGGTGTAGCCGATGGCCATTCGCACCGTCCGACAGCTGCGGTCGTTTCAGTTCAAGGAAACGAAGTCCGAGAAGGGCTCGATTCAGTACACCGGCTCGGTGGAACTGCTAGTCATTTGCGACGCCGCGCCAGATTTTGGTGCCATCAAGAATGACACCGCGACGTGGCCTGAGTTTGGCAACAGCAAGATTCCGCACATTAACGACGAAACGAATGTCGGCGGCATTCAGTTCTATGTAACCGGCAGAGACTTTCAGTATTACGACGATGAGAACGAGTTCTGCGTCAAGGTTACAGTCAACTACGACGCCAAGCCGGAAGAAGACACGGACGACCCAAATCAGTCGGACGAGGATCGCACGTGGTTGAAGATTAGCATTCAGTCGCTGCAAGAGCGGCGACCAGCGAGCGAGTCCAATCAAGCCGACCCAGACGCTCCCATTAAGCCGCCGCTCAATTCGGCAGGCGACCCGGTTGATGGGCTTGAGGAAGACACGGCCCTGCTGCGGCTGACGTTCACCAATTCCAACGTCACGGCCCCAGACTTCGCCACGCTCTTCACGTACCTCAACACGTGCAACCAGATCGCCTTCCTGGGGGCGGCACCATATACGCTGCGAGTCACTGGATACGGTGCCGAGTTTGACCAAAAGAATCAGGTCTGGAGCGTGTCGGTTGAGTGGACCTACAACCCGGCCGATTGGAAGATCCGCTACTACGACGTTGGCTATCACGAAATCGTCGGCAGCGAGCGTCGGGCCATCATGGACAAGGGCGGCAATCCTGTCAGCAAGCCTGTGCCGCTCAATGCAGACGGCACTGCCAAGGCTGTCGGAGAAGACCCAGGCGTGCTGAGCATTAAGCCGTACGAAGAGAAGGACCACACCACCATGCTCCGCACTTGCGGGCTTTTGTAGGAGTTAGTCATGGCCAATGAAGTCACGCTGTCGCTCAATGTGGCGGTCGCCAACGGCAACCACAACGAAACCTTTTCCGCGTCTGGCCTGCGGTTTAACCAGGCCGCACAAGGCGTCCACGCTCAAATCGTGACCGTGAGCACGGCCGTCTCAACGCTCTCTAAAGGGGCAATCTCGTCGGCAGGATACGCCGGGTTCCGCAATCTCAGCACGGCCACCAGCGGCACAGCGTATGTCGCCATCGGCTCGTACGACGGCACAAACATCCAAGAGTTTTGCAAGCTCGGGCGTGGGGCCGCCGCCGTCGTGCCACTTGTGCCGACCATTACGCTGGCTGCCAAGGGTTACGGCACCACAGGAAAGATTCGCTACGTCGTCTTCGAGGAGTAGCGGATGGCTGACACGTTCGGCTTTTCACTCAACGACGCCAAGCGTATCGGCAAGGCCGTTCGCCTGGTCGAGCGTGACGAGCCACGCCTAGACTTGAGCGGCGAGAAAGACGCCACCATGTCTCGCGGTGTGCGTCTCATGCTTGCTCGCCACTCTGGCACAAACTGGCCAGCAAGCTCGTCTGCTGTTGTCACCATCTACAACGGCACGCCCGGCAGCGTGGCCTCTGCCATCACGGTCGTAGCGCACAATCAGTTTTTGAGCGTGTCAGGCAACAGCACGTGTCAGTGGGTCGCACTTGGCAACAATGGCTTCGGATGGTACGCCGTCGCGGTTCACCCAGACACGGCCACATGCACTAGATACATCGCCGGCTTCGACATGAGTATCCTGCCTGGCTATCAAGGCACGAACGTGCAGATGCTTGGGCACGACGCGAATCAGTGCATACGTTGGTACGACATTACGTCGTGCTCCACAGCGTCATGACCACCATTCCGTTCAACGACGGTGGCCCGGTTCTACGCGATGGCAAAATTGTGGCCAGCGCAACGTGTTGTGACGGCGTGTGCTGCGGCGGTGTATGGCGCACTCCAAAAAACTCTGGCGAGTGTTGCGGTGACACGTGGCACCCGAATGACAACCCATGCCCAGAGGGCAAGGCATTCTTCCGTTGGGGGGAAAACGACCAGTGCTGCGGCTGCCTGCCAGAGCAAATCTTCGACGGCCGCGTCCAAGAGTTGGTCAACATGGCTGACTTGTTGGAAGACTTGTGCTGTCCTGTGTGCGATGCTTTGACTACGGTATTTCCATTTGACCTACAGGGCAACTTTACTGGCTGCAAGGGCCGATGCTGCGATGGAAACAACTGCACTGACACTCTCGAGGCCGACTGCGCTCACGAGTGGTCTGCTTTGCGTTGTTGCTACGACGGATGCCCGCAGTCCTGCTGCACAGAAAACTCAGACGGGCAGGTCGTTTGCGAAACGACAGAGCAGGCCGATTGCACCGGCACTCTAGACACTGAGCCGTGCCCCACGGCATGCAAGGGGGCGTGCTGTGTCGAAGAAGACGGCGAGCTCGTGCCTCACGAAAACTCGCCGATGACACAGGCCGAGTGCGAAGCGGCTGGCGGTCAATTCCAAGGGGTCGGTTCTACGGAGTGCGAGAAGTGCGAAGAGGGGCTGTTTCGCTGCCGAGATCCGCTCACGTTGTGCTGCTGCGAAACGCACGCCAGCAAGGGGTACGGGCTGACGTTCTATCAGCCACGCAAGAGCCGGCAGCCTGAGTTTAGCGACACAATTGAAGTGACCGTGACCGGCACCACGAAGTCGCCGATACGCATCCACGGCACGCTGGTCGCTCCAACTGCCGAATGCAGCTGCGATTTTGTTTCGTTTAGCCAGACGTTCGTGATGTGCTGGGATGCGTTTAACATCGAGCCTGTGCCATGCGGCAGTGCCTTCTGTGATTTGTCCGTGACTGTGTGTTGGAAGCAGTTGCCGACTGACACCGAGTCGCTTGAGTTCTCGGGCTGCAACGACATCACCGTGTGGCTCGGAAATTGCGAATATGACTGCGTGACCACGCTGCTGTACACCGGGCCGGGACACACGAGCAATGCGACAATCGTCATGCGTGGAGACGCCACCATTGACGCGAGCGGCACAGATCCACTTATTCTGACCACGCCTATCACGCACGCTGGCGACTGCTCACGGACGCTGACACTGACGGGCACGAACGCCGAGGACAACGAGATTGCCGGTGCTATTTCTGATGCGTCTTTGAGCTACACCACAACCGTTGTAAAGAGCGGCACTGGCTTGTGGGTTCTCAGCGGCGCGAACACATTCACCGAGCCTGTTCAGGTAAAGCAGGGCACGTTGGTTGCTGGCCGCGACGCCTTTGGTTCGTCCGGTGCTTTTGGCGCAGCCGGCGTGCAGGAGGTGCTTGTTGGCGACACCGCATCCGGCATTGGCGGAACGGCTCGGCTTTTCATCGACGGCGGATTTTCGACCGACAAGGTCATCAGCGTGCAAGCGTCAAGCGGCGATCAGACGGTCGTTGTCGGCGGTCGCGGCTCGGGCACTGTCGATTTCCAGAACGACGTGCGGCTAGGCAGAGCCGTAACGCTCGTGGCCGATGGCGGCTCCACGACTTTCTTTGGCGGCTTCATGAAGAATGCTGCCGGCACCGGAGACCCCACGGTAGACATCACGTTCGGCATGCCTGGCTACACAGGCGAAGTGCGGATGGTTCGCACGCTCAACACTAGCGGCACCGTGTCGTTCCTGTACGGCACCGTCGTGTTCACGGACATCAAAACGAATCCAGGCAGCCTTGCGGACTCGGCGACGTTTACCAATACAACGCTGACAGTGGACTTCACTGGCGATCCAGCGCCTGAAGCTCAGTACGTGCTGTTCGGCGGCTCGACACAGCAGAGCTACGCGCCAACGCTTACCGGCACCCAGGTGAAGGCCAAGTATGTTTCCACAACATCAACGCTGGTCATCAGCAGCGCACCGACTGACATCACGCTATCGTCAAACACAGTGGCAGAAAACGAGCCTTCCAGCACCACTGTCGGAACCTTGACAACCACGGACGCCGACCTAAACGACCCGGCGTTCAACGACTCGCACACATATACAATCGTCAGCGGCGATGGATTTCAGATCGTGGGGAATGTGCTCAAAACGTCTAGGGCATTTGACTACGAGCAAGAGCCATCGGCGAGCGTGACCATTCGCACGACAGACACAAGCGGATTTTATTTTGACAAGTCGTTCACTATTCAGATCACAGACGTAAACGAGTGACCAAGCAGGAGCCTTTTGAGTGGGCTGCGCCGAAAAAGTCATTGCGAACGGGCGGGTCGTGTACCGTGACTGCGGCACTGGTGCGGCTGCTGCTGCTCCTGGCGATGCCGTTGGCGACGGCCCTGGCACCGAGCTCAAGCGGCTGCTGAAGGATTGGTTCGGCCTGACCGCCAACATGGGCTGCTCGTGCAACAAGATGGCCCGACGCATGAACGCCAACGGTCCAGCCTGGTGCGAGGGGCCGGGCATGAACGAGATCGTCAACGCCATGCGGCAGGAGCACTACAAGCGGCTTGCCAACCGGCAGACCATCCTGCCGTGGAGCGACTACGGGGCCAAATGGCTCATTCGCATTGCCTGCAACCGTGCCAGGTCCAAGGCCGCCGGTTGACGCCCCCGCTAGTGTGGCGGGTGAAAGGGCACCAAATGGCCGGCTGGCTCATTGCACTCACAGGCGTCGTGTACGCCTACGTGGCGGCGGATCTCGCCTGGCACGGGAAGAGCGGGCTGGCGATTGCCTACGCCGGTTATGCGTTCGCCAATGTGGGGCTCTACCTGGCGGCCACGAGGTGAAGCGTGCCAGAAGACCACCACGTCACGATAGACGGCAAGCGGTGGCTGCTGCGGTTCACCCGTCTCACTGGCGACGCTGCCGGGTGGACGTTCTTTCCCAACGCCGCACGGCCCCGCATTCTGATTGACGAGCGGCTGCGTGGCGGGGCTCGCATGGAGACCATCGTGCACGAGCTGCTGCACGCGGCACTCGGCCCGACGATCTCTGAGGAGAGCGTGACCGAGGCGGCGAAGGTGATCAGGCGCACGCTCGTGAGCCTTGGCTACAAGGAGGTGAAGGATGCCTAAGTCAACAAAGCTGCTCGAGGACGTGCAGGGCTTGCTGCCCAAGAAAGGATTCAAGCCGTGGCACGAGAAGGTGCCGGCGGACCTGCTCGCCGAGCTTGAAGAGGTGCGGCGGCAGTACCGCAGCGGAGCGTTGGGCGGCACGAAGACCGGCACGGCCACGGCACTGTCAAAGGCCTTGCAGGCTCGTGGCATCGACATCGGCCAGCGAGGAGTCGAGAAATGGCTAGTCGCAGACTGACCGACGAGGTGGCCGCGTCAATCGCCGACGCCGACCGCCTGGCGGCTGACGCCGAGTTGGCCCGACTGCGGGGCGAGGTAGCCACGCTCAGGAGCCGATACAAGGCGGCGTTGCTCCAGATCGACAAGGAGCGCGAGCGGGGCGACTCACTGGCATCGCTGCAAGGCGTGAAGTCCGTGTCCTTGACCAAAAGCGTCAAAGGCCGAAAGCGTGCCAAGCATGACGCCACGGCGATTCTCATGCTGTCGGACGTGCATTGCGAGGAGCGGGTGCTTCCCGAGACCGTCAACGGGGAGAACGACTATTCGCTCGACGTGTGCCAGCAGCGGCTGGCCGAGCTTGAGGAGCGGTTCCTGGATTGCCTACAACACGAGCGGAACCAGGCCGACGTGCGGCGGGTGCTCATCTGGTTGGGCGGCGACTTTCTGACTGGGCACATACACCCTGACTGCGTCGAGGTGGCCCAACTCTCCCCGATGAACGCCACCCGCTGGATTGCGGAGCGTTTGCGTGGACTCATCGACAGCGTGGCCACGCACGCCGAGCAAGTCATCGTCTGCACCAACGCCGGCAACCATGGGCGAAGCACCGAGAAAAACCGAATCGCCACGGAGCTCGATCATTCGTGGGAGCAGCTGATGTACTTCACGCTCGCACGCGAGGAGAAGAACACAAACGTGCGGTGGCAGATTGCCGAAGGCCACCTGGGCTATGTGGATCTCGACGGGTTCCTCGTTCGCACGACTCATGGCCACTCAATCAGGTTTGCTGGTGGCGTGTACGGCTTGGCCTTGCCAGCGAGCAAAGCAATCGCCCGCTGGGACGCAGGCCGCAAAGCGAACCTGACCATATTCGGCCACTACCACTCTTGGGGCTGGCTGCGTGGCGCACGCTACGTCGCCAACGGCAGCGTGATTGGACATTCGCCATACGCTGAGCGTGTCGCATCACCAGAGCGGCCGTGCCAGGGCATGGCCATCATCGACCACGGCCGCAACGAGGTGACGCGGGCTTATCCATTGTTCTGCGACCGTGACTTACGAAAGGCCAAGGAATGACCACGACCCTCGAAGAATCCAGCGCAGCCATCCGTGCGGCAGTCAGCGAGCGAATGGCGGCCACGCCGGCCGATGACCCGAAGATGGTGGGATACGTGTCGCCAACGACAAAACCTAGGCACTCCGTCGCAAGTACCGAGGAAATGCAAACCGACAAATCGTCGGCCGACGTGCCTGTCATCGAACACCTGCTGCAGCGGCAAGCCGGCGACGGCGTGCTCAGCGAGACCTACGCCGAGTGGGACACGCAGCCGCCAAAGTACCGGCCCGGCACGGACGCTTTCGTGGCCGTGCTCGAGGAGCTTCGGTCGCTGCACCTGCGCAAGACGCTGGATTACGGCGTGGACGAAGACGCCCTGGCCAACATCCGTAACTCGGCCGACGTGATCAACGTGCCGGCCTACGCTGGGTGCGTGCTGCGGATGGCCGACAAGATGCAGCGGCTGAGAAGTTTCTTTCGCCGTGGCGAAGTCGAGTTCGACGGCGTTGAGGACACGCTGCTGGATATCGCTGCCTATGCCGCCATCGCACTGGTGGTGTACCGGGAGCACGCCAGTGGCTGAGCCGCTGACCGACGCCTACCTGGCTCAGTGCGAGTGGGACGCCCGCAAGTTCAGCGGGGCGTACACCGGGACCAGCGGCACCATGGCGGCCCACGTCATGCGGCTGCTCGCAGAGTTGTCCCGCGTGAAAGGCGAGCTCGCCGTCGAGCGGGCGCGCAGACGAGATGCGTGAGCCGGGCGGCGGGTTGAGGCGGCGTAGGGTTTTCATCCCTTTCCCCCGCGTCGCCTCCCCGCTTGCTCGGTCACGCCGCCGGCCTATCGCCGTCGCTGGCCGGTGGCTTCCGGCCATCAAGATCCAGCGGTGGCAGGTAGTCCAGGGCCGACTGCCGCCCGGTGATCCGGGTGTCAAAGTAGTGGTCCCTGGTGGTCCTCGGGTTGGCGTGGCCCAGGTGCTCGGTGGCATCCCCGCCCCCGGCCTTCACGTAGGAACCGCTGCTCTTGCGGATCGCGTGTGTGCCGCGTGGCGTGACGCCGGCCTTTTCCGCCATCTGCCTAAACGACGTGTAGAAACTCCGCTCCTTGCGGTGCTCCAGCCACGGCCAAACCAGCCCGGTCGGCTGGGCACGAGTTGCCAGCCACGAGGCCAGTTCTTCGCTGATAGACCGCTCGATGGTCTCGACGCCGCCCTTTCGGTTCTCCCCGAGCAGGGTGACTGTCCGCCTGGCCAAGTCCACCTCGGTCCACCGCAGCCGCAGCAGAGATCCGCACCGCTCGCCGGTTTCCCATTCAGCCCGCGTGATGGTCATCCACAGCCACGACGCCGGCACCTTGCCGATGTGCCCGATCCGGTAGCGGGCCTGGCGTATGAGGGCCGACATCTCCTCGACGGTGTACCCGCGTGGCGGCTTCTTTGGCACCTTGAGCCTTGGGAAATCCACGAACTCGGGTATCAGCCGCTTGCGGGCCGCTAGGTTGGCCAGAGCGACCAGATGTGCCCTGTCCTTGGCCACAGTGGCCGGTGCTGGCAAACGCCTGCGACAAGGCGTCTGGGCTCTCCAGCGAAGGTATTTGGCCATCTGCAGGTCCGTGAAGTCCTCCAGCGTGGCGGTTCGCCCGAGGAACTCCTCGAGCCTGTCCACGGTCTGGCCGAATATGACCACGCTCCGGTCCTTCAATCCACGCAGCGGGGCGTACCGCTCAATCAGCAACTCTCGTATAGTCATCGCAGTCTCCTTTAGTGGCTGACAGTATACATCTGTACAAGCCGTGAACCGAAGTGCCCTCCGC